TTAGTTCTCGCTGGACTTGACGGTCTGGCAAAGGAAAAATATGCCGTCGCAACTTGTTTCTTCAACCGGCTGTTGCCAGCCTTGCGATACCGTTCCGGTTGTCGTGAACGTCCCCGGACCACAGGGTGTTGCGGGAGCTAATGGGTCGAATGGCGCCAACGGCTTAAACGCGTTCACTTACACGACGGCGGCAGCTTTGGTTCCTCCACTTGGTGGATACGTTGTTGTTCAGGTTCAAGACAGCTCGTTCCTCCCGGAGTCTATTCAAGGGCAATTTTTTGTTTCCGTTCAAGGGTGCGGGTACATGCAGGTGGTAGACGTTGTTGGGTTGAGCGTAACTCTTGGAAATCCTTTACCCGGAGTATTGAGCATTCCGAACGCTATTCCGACCACGCCAATTTCAATCGGCGCGCTCATTACCCTTGCTGGAGCGATTGGTCCTCAAGGTCCGGCAGGAGCCGCTGGCGGAGCATCCTCCGCAGCGACGTACATTGTTCGAACTCCCGACGCATCGATTCCAAGTGCGACGGCGCTTGATTCGCTTTCATCCGGTTATCTCAAGACTCAAGGGTCGAGCGGTTTTGGCGCGGTTTCAACGGTTGCAACGGTTCCAGTGGGCGATATTAGCGGCGTGTTGCCGGTCGCAAACGGTGGAACGAACGTCGCAACCATACCTACCAATGGCCAACTGCTCATTGGCAATGGAGCGGGATACACGGTGGCAAGTCTGACCGCAGGATCGAACATCACTATTACTCCGGGTGCTGGCACGATTAGCATCGCATCGACGGCCAGCGGAGCAGCGTTCACTTACGTCACGTTTACGCGGAGGGTAACTTCAAATGCGCCGACAATGAGCGCCGTTGCAAGTAACCCGTTCAATTCGACCACCTACCCGTCAGTAACCTATTCTGGAATTGATACGGTATCAGGATTTACTCCCGCAACCGGAAGGTTTGTTGCGGCAAATTCTGGGTATTATAGGTTAAGCTCTATAGTTCACAATGGATTTGTTGGCGGTGTTTACGACATAACTCTACAAATCAGAAAGAACGGAACACCTATTTACAGTGTTGGATACCGCATATCAGCGGTAGATGAGCCGCCTGTTGCTGTAGAGGTTTTAGATCAAGCGTCGATTTCTGATTTCTACGAACTTTTTATAACATCGGCAACAAACACATCTTTGTTTAACGTCAACTCATCATTCTCCATCCAGCGGATTCAGGCTTAAGCCATGAGCGAACGCGCACCACGGCGGTACACGGATGGGTCTGTCACCTTTGAGGGTGGCATTGACGCTGGTGTGATGCCGTCTGAGGTGGACAAGAATCAGGTCGCCTTCGCGGTCAACGCCAGCTTTCGGCAGGGATTCGTTTCTCCTCGACCCGGTTTCATCCAGAAAGATTACGACGTATGCTTGTCGATTACGGCAGACATCACGCTTGTCACTGCGGATCAAACCAATGTCACGGCGGACGGTTTCTCCGAGGAGTGTTACGGTTCGAGCAATTTGACGGGCGTCTTTCAGTGTGCGCTCCCATACATCGGCGACAACGGGGCTACGTTCATCCTGATGCTGATCAGTGGTAAAGTGTGGCTTTACGACTGCCTTCAAAACAGCGTTCAAAACCTTTCAGCTTCGCCCAATCTTGAGAACCCATCGAACATACTCGATGGCTGGATGGTTCAGGCGGAGAACTTTGTTGTCATTCAAGACGGTCAGAGCGCGCCGCTGATCTTCAACGGATCAAATCTGCGCCGCGCAACCGTCGATGAAATCAAGTGCGGAAGAGTAATGGCCTACGTCAACGGACGTATCTGGTATGCGCTTCCGAATGGATTCTCATTCAGAGCAACAGACATTGTTTATGGAGACGGCACGCGAGCCAGTGTTCTCAAAGAAACCGAGAACACCTTCCTCAATGAAGGCGGAGACTTTGCGGTTCCGTCGGATTCAGGAGGAATCACAGCAATGGCCGTCCCCGGCGATCCAGATACGTCGCTTGGTCAGGGGCCGCTCCTAGTTTTTACTCCTCGATACGTCTTCTCGGTTCAAGCTCCTGTTGATCGTAATACATGGAAGAACCTGAGCTATCCGATTCAGGCCATCAGTTTGCTGACTAGCGGTGCGCTTGGCGCTAGGTCGGCCATTACTGTCAACGGCGACGTGTTCTACCGAGCAGTCGATGGTGTGCGCTCGTTCATCATCGCTCGTCGCTCGTTCACTGATCCGGGGAATACGCCGATCAGCGGCGAGATTCTGAACATTGCCGAGAACGATCAATCAAGCCTGCTATGGTCTGGATCTGCGGTCGTGTTTGACAATCGATTGCTGATGACCGGACAACCTCGGTACAATGCCGAAGGCGTTATCCATAAGGCGCTGATGGTTTTGGATTTCGACCTGATTACGTCGATGCGGAAAAAGTTTCCTCCCGCGTGGGCAGGAATCTGGACTGGACTCGATGTGTTGCAGGTCTTGAAGACGGAGAGCGTTTACGGCGATAGGTGCTTTTCGATTGCTCGCGGCGAAAACGGGACGATTCAGATTTGGGAAATCAGCAAGGGCGAAAAGTTCGATAACAACTTGGTCGATGGGAAAAAGAATATTCAGTGGCTGGTCCATACTCGCGCCTACAACTTCGAGATTCCGTTTGGATTGAAGCGGCTTGATTCTGGCGACATCTTCATCGACTCGCTGGACGGAAGCGCTTCTTTCAATGTCGAGTATCGGCCCGACCAATACCCCGGATGGATTGAGTGGGCAGACTGGGCTGAATGCGCGACAACTTTGCAGTGCCAACCTGCTTGTCCGCTGGTCAATTTTCAGCCGCAGTACAGGCCGAAGATGCGCTTGCCGACTCCATCAGATGTCCCGTGCAATTCAAGCATCAGCACCCCGACTCGAAACATGTACGAGGTTCAAATGAGCCTGACAGTTACGGGATATTGCCGCATCAAGAGCATCCGAGTCCACGCTTACGACGTTCAAGAACCTGCGGTGGGCGAGTGCCTTGTGTTCGAAGGATGCAAGACTCTTGATGCTTGCGACGTAAACCCGTTTACCTACACATCGGAATAGTATGCCAAACCTAACCTTAATCACGCTTACACCTCCAAGTCTTCCGGTGAGTTATTGTCCGTTGAGTTACCAGAACTTGGCCAACGATATCATCGGAGGTACGCAAGCCGTTTTCAACAGCACTGTTGGGAACTCGTTCTTTAATTTTGGACCGACGGTTCCGTCGATCAACAATCGGATTTATCCGTGGCTTGATGAAAATGGGCAGTGGTGGATTTACAGTCAGGGGGTCTGGCTTTATAAAAATCCGGTTGTAAAGAGTGGATACGAGCGTCGCATCTTTGTCGGAACGACCACTGATCTTCTTTCGTACGACGGTGGTGACGGAACTGCTGTGGCAGGCGATACGTTTGGTCCGATGTGGATGGTTGATACGCTGCTTGACGCTCGATTCCCGGTCGGTGTTGGCGCTTTTGCGGCGAGTGGAGCGGTTGCTGTTAATGGGACGGCTACGTCCACTTCTGCCGTTGGCGAGGACAAACACACGCTGACGGTTTCAGAATTGGCCGCTCATACACATAATGTTGGGCGCTATATAAACGATTCTACAAGTGGCGGAGATTTAAAGTTTATGGATTTAACTGCCGGTACAGGAGCCGTTGGAATATCAAGCTCCACTGGAGGAGACGCAGCCCACAACAACCTGCCGCCGTTCTACGGTGTTTACTTCATCAAGCGAACGACCCGAATCTATTACGTCAAATGAAGCTAATCGTTCAGGACATTCGCTCGACAATCGCCCGTGTAGTCGGCGTCTGCGTCGATGACCCTCGCGTTTACGACTACATCAATCAGGCGTGCCGACGGCTTCTGCACAAGGGGTTGTGGGCAGGCGCGTACGGACGTTTCACCATCCACACGGTTGGAGGGTGCATCACTTGGCCGCGTCATATTGAAACCATCGAGTCCGTGGCTGATTGCTGCGGCGTTGGAACGGTTCGCAATCAATGGTTCGAGTTTCAGGAAAGCGGATACGGATTGCTCGGTGAGAGCAACGGCGCGTGCGTCGGCAAGCAGCTTGTGGATCGTGGCACCGTCGTTTCTTACCGCGACATGTCCGGCGGGACGAACAGCTACATCCGAGTCTATCCCGGTGATGCTTCAGATGTCGGCAAGACCATCACCCTGCAAGGTGTCGATCAGAACGGGCAATGGATTCGCACACTGTCCGGTGGCGTATGGATCGACGGCGAGAAGCTGACCCTCGCTCTTCCGTACGTTCAATCGACCAAGAAGTTCATATCGCTGACCGGCGTCATTCGTCAGGCAACCAACACGTCGAGCCGGTTGTACGAGTACAATGCGACGACCTTGCTGGAGCTTGATCTGGCAGTTTACGACCCTGATGAAACTTTGCCGCAGTACCGCCGCAGTTACCTGACGGATCGCTGCAACAACGACGAGGATAAGCCGGTGACGGTCATGGCGAAGATGCGCCATATCAACGCGACGAGCGTCAATGACTACCTCATTCCGCCTTCTCCAGATGCCATCAAGCTGATGGTCATGGCGATTCGTAAGGAGGAGAACGATTTGATTCAGGAAGCAGTGGCCTACGAAGCAAAGGCTGTTCAGGCTGTGCAAGAGCAGACCATGCAGTACCTAGGCGACGCAGTTGCTACGATCCGTATGGTCGGTGTCGGACTAAACGGCGGTGGATTCTCCCAATGGTTCTAAAGCTCAACATCGACTTTGTGCTGGAAGAGGTGACTCCAAAAAAACTGGAGTTGCTTCAGTCTGTCTTTGACGCGCACGACATGGCGGCTCGGAACAATCAGAACGCCAGTTCCGGCGCTGCGGTTAACGCTTTCTTTGGTAGCGCGCAGCTAACCAACGCAATTGCTTCCGCTATCCTCACGCTTGGCGATGCTCATGGTCCGATTGGTCCTGCTCGATTCGTTTACGAGAAATTCGACGAGCGATCTTTGAAGTCGGCCATATTGTCTGGCATGAAGATTCCCGGTTTCGGGAACTCGTTCTTCAAGGATAGCATTGACCCAGCGTGGAGTCGGGTGCGCGAGATTATTGAGGTGGACTTCAAGAAGGCGAACGACCGCATCAATCAGCTTCATGGTTGGATGAAAGAAGTTGGAAAAGACGTTCATCCGAATGCGGCTCTTTACAGCGCAGTAATTTGCAACGAACTGGGAATGATTCACGGTTCAGAGTCGGCCATCTTCGTGTTAGCTCGAACAGCGGCTTGGACATCTTTGTGCATGAAAAATGAACGGTAAACTCTTTCAAATCTGCGGGTTGCCACGATTCGGATCGGCATTCATGTCGGTCCTTTTCTCGTTGGAAGGCGATTGCATTGGCCTACATGAGCAGGGTGCGACCGATCCAAACTGGCAGAAGTCGATTGAAGATTACCGGAACCGTTACAAGTACGTCGCTGATTGCTCGACCTACGGATATCTTCCGAAAGCTATCGTGCATGACTCGGTCAAGGTGTACGTCAAGAAGGACGCGGAATCGTCGGCCAAAGAATGCACCGAGCGATTCGGTTACGAGGTTCATTTGCCTTCGGTTCAGATGCTTCGCGAGTACGCTGACAAATGGGCAGCGTCGCACAGCGTGATGACAATCGGAGAGGGAGAACTTTTTAAGGTGGATACTTTGCGTCGGATATGGGTTCATTGTTTCCATAACGAGCGAGCTTTTCCTGAGGAAAAGGCCGTTCGACTTGTCACCATGAACATCCAACGTCACGAACCTGAAAAGGTGTTCTCGATTGAGAACGGCAACCGTCTTGTGAAGGAGGTTTTTTAATTTATGGGAGCTATTCTAGGTGGTGCAGCAATTGTTGGTGGTTCAAGCTTGCTTGGAGGATTACTCAGCGCTGGAAAAAAGGTAAAAGTTCCAGAACTGAAGCCAATTGATTTTGAAGGTGAGCAAAGAAAGGCGATTAGCCAAAATATTGCGTCACTTCAGTCTGCCACCGATCTGGCTCAAAAGACGACCGCCGCTGAGCAGTCACAGCTTGAGGCGCAGCTTCGTCGTGCAATTCCCGGTTATGACCAACTGATTTCTCAAGCCGGAACAAATATTGGCGCTGCTTTGCGAGGGGAGGTTTCGCAAGACGTTCAATCTCAGCTTCAACGATCTGCTGCCGGACGTGCGCTTAGTGGAGGGTTTGGCGGTGGAACCGGAATGGGCAGGAACTTGTCCGCTCGCGACTTTGGCCTGACATCGATGCAGATTCAAAATCAAGGTCTTAATCAAGCCCAGAACTTCATCCAGCAGCAGCGGACGTTTGGAATGGTACAACCGTTCTCGGTGAGCAGTATGTTCGTCACGCCCGGTCAACGAATCGGATTTATGCAACAGCAGCAATCTGCTCAGTATGGACGCGACTTCGCGTCTGCTCAGGCAAACGCAATGGCTGATCCTCGTCTGGCAGCGGTTGGAAGCGCCGTTTCTCAAGCTGGCGGACTGTACGGCGGGGCGAAGATGCAACAGGGCTTGTCCTCGGCAATGATGAAATCTTATGAACCCACCGGAAGATCGTTTATTGGATCGGGTTATGGCGGACCTCAAGACAATACTAGTTTTTATTCTCCTCCCCCCGGAGGTATCGGAGGACCAAACGATCCTTCTAACTGGTAAAATTTATGGCTGACGAAACTCTTCAAGCATTTCAGCTAGGTGCAAACCTATACGACCGCGCACAGACGCAGTCTCGTCTACTGAACGAGATGAAAAGAAGCGCGGCAAGATCCATAATCGATACGCGGGGCGCGGAGCTTCAGAATAAGATTCAGGAAAATGCTTATGCTCAGGCGCTACAAGAACAGGATGCTCAGGTTAGTGAATTTGATGCTTTTCAAACATTTAATAATGATGTTTCAAACTTCTTAAATAGCCAAGAAGTGGGAGCTAAAATGCCCGCAATGCCTAGATTTAAGTCTAAGACTTTTAATCAAGAAGCAATAAAGGCAATAAGCGGACTTGAGCAGTATTCCGCTCGGGCTGAACTTATTAAACAGCAAGCAAAGACCGCTGCTTTTACGGATCAG